ATCACATTACAAAGGATCGTGCAAATGTGCCTAGATTTAGGGACGTGTGTTCACTGATCACGTACGGTGATGATGCAAAGAGCTCAGTTCACGAAGACTTTCCAGAGTTTAACCACATAGCTGTGGCACAATTCTTGGCGGATCGTGACATGAAGTTCACTATGCCTGATAAAGAATCTGAACCCACTCCGTATATGACGGATGATGAGGCAGATTTGCTCAAACGCGCTAATGTATATAGCGAGGATACAGGAATGATTATGGGGGCTTTGGCTGAAGATTCAATCTTCAAGAGTCTCCATGCTGTCCTGAAATCCAAGGCTCTGACTCGCGAACAACAAGCCATGCAGAACATTGATGGTGGTTTACGAGAATGGTTTTCCCATGGAAGGGATACCTATGAGCATAGGCGTGAGCAGATGAAGGAAGTCGCTAATCGTGCTGATATTATCCATGGTTGTACTGGTATTCATGAAACGTATGATGACAAGTTACAGAAATGGAAGCAAAAGTATGATTAGACGACTACGTCGTGGGCAGACGTTAAATGCATCCCTCTGGGCGTATCCTACCACGTCTATTAACACCAAAAGGGGGCTCTCTGTATTGGATGACCATGCTCATCCAACTAGTCAATCATAGGATTGAGCATAGGCTTGCAGAGAGAGGCACTTTCCTCGTAAAGTACCCCTATTTAGGGGAGTATTCGCCATACGCAAGATTGACACACGTCCTGTGGATTGAGTCTTCCATAGGAACGTTATTGATGACTTGCTAATATGAATTACAATAACAATAAGTTTAATGTAACAGTGAATGAGGAAAGTTTGGAGTCTCAACACCAGAATGTACATTTTAGTGACCAGACTCCTCAGTGGGATTACACAGTGGATAGTATGCCAGATCCCACTTTTGGCATAGCCGACTCGGATGATGCTAGTCTAGGGAATTTTTTCTCTAGACCTGTGAAAATTCAATCTTACTCTTGGGCAACAGATACAAATTTGTTCGAGACATTCAATCCATGGCAGGATTTCTTTGAGAATACCCGCGTGTTGAATCGTATCACAAACTTTAATCTGCTGCGTTGTAAATTGAAAGTTCGCATCGTCTTGAATGGCAATGGTTTTCATTACGGGCGAGCGATCGCATCGTATACACCATTACACAACTTGGATAATTTCACGAAGGATCGTGCATTTTTTATACAAGATGTTGTAGCAGCCAGTCAGCGTCCACATGTGTACTTGGACCCCACCACCAGTCAGGGTGGTACTCTTACTCTTCCATTTTGCTGGTATGAGAATGCTTTACGCATCCCTAATCAGGAATGGAGAGAGATGGGAGATATCATTATTCATGGCATGCAGAATTTGAAGCATGCTAACGGAGCTACAGATCAAGTGATTGTCTCCGTTTTTGCTTGGGCTGAGGATGTATCCCTCTCAATCCCTACAGCGAATGAG